ATGCCCGGTTACGCTCACCCTTGATTCGACTGTCGATCTGGCGCAGGCGCTCAAACAATGCTGACGTGAACGGCTGCTTACCGCCGATGACCGCCGCGCGCGCTTCCTGGTTGGCGAGTTCCCGGGTTTGCGCCAGAAGGTTTTGGCCTTTGCGCTGAGCGGCCTTGTCGACGGACGCGATGTGATCAGCCATAGCGGCCTGAGCGGCGGCCAGTTGGCGCTGCTGCTCGGTCATGGCATTGAATTTGGCGGGGTCGGTACGAGCAAGATCGCGAATGTGAAAGCTGATCTTGTCCTCAATGGCCTGTGCCTCGGCCTTCTTGAGGGGTCGGCCTATAGCTTCTTCGACTTGTTTGATGCAATCGGCACGCATGGCCATGGGCTTGCCTCCAGTGAGAATGGAAGCAAGCCTATGGGGTCGAGGTAGACGGTTTCCCGACTATTTAGGATGGTGTTACAGGCCGAGAAGACAGCCAACAGCGGCAGCGTACGAATTGGCCTCGCGAATGCCGGCGGCATGTTCTGCTTCAATTTCCGCCAGCACCTGGTCAGCACGGGCGCTGGTTGGGTTGCCGTCAGCGTCGTAGCCTGTGCGCACCATTGCCTCAGGATTCTTTGCCACTGCGCCGCGCAGCAGCTCAAGTTCTGGGGAGGTCTCGGCTGCCGGCTTGCCATCGCCTGCTGGTTTCGCTGCACTATTCGCCGCATCAGGCCCAGACCTGTCCGGGGTGGCTGCCACTTGATCGGCAGGCTTGCCGCTTGGCCGGGGTTCAGCTCTCGGAGCGGGCGCCGCCTCGGGCTCACGCGGCAACGTCGCTTCATGCTCACGTACCAGGGTGTCTATTTCCTCACGGGCGACACGCTCATTGACCTGGCGCGGGGTTGGCGCCCGACGGGCCTCAGCTACTCCTGCGGCCAGCGGCTTACGCTGGAAACCTTGAATGATTTCATCGGCGCGCGCATTGAACCGATCAGCAACTCGGGCAGGAATCTCGCCCCGGTCCAGCGCATTCAGGTCGGCGCGGGCCTGCTCTGCCGATCGGTTGCCACTCAGGCTCTCATTGAGCGCTGATTGACGATCACCCAGTTGTGCACGCTCATCAGCAATCGCCTGGCGCGCGGCTTGCTCGGCCTGTTTGCGCCCCATGCCCTCGCCCTGAAACTCTTTGGCTCGAGCGCGAAAGGTGTCGTCCAAGGCATCAATGCTTCTGGCCACAGCGGACAACTCAGCTTTCACATCCTTCACATTGGGCAGGCTACCGGCGGCGGCCTGCTCGGTCTCTGCGCGGATTATGGGCAGCAGTTCTTCTCGGGCGGTAACCAGGGCCTGATCACGGGATGGGGCAACTACTGGCGACTCATCGATATCGCGCAGGAAGCGGGCTGACTGGATGTTGTCCGGCAGCACCACCGGTTCGCCACGGTTGATCGAATCAATAGCGGCGCGCAATGCATCCTGGTGGGCCACAGCGGATCTGGCGTCAATCGGCGCCCCGGGCGCAGTGTCGACATCGGCATGCTGTGCGTTGCGATCTGCCAGGGCTGCGTCAATCTGCTCTGTGGTTGGCCGGCGCATGGTGGCGCGCCCGATCCCAAAGAAGGCGGCGCCCAAGATGGCATCAGTAGCAATGGCCGTCGCATCCATTGCACGGTACTGCGCGGCCTGGGCTTGGTATCCACCGGATTCAAGGAGTGCCGCCGACACGCCACGGTGCGCCATGCCCAAACCAACGTTTGCTCCAATGGCCAGCGCGACATCACCGCCCAACGATTTGACGAAGCCGGCAGCCGGGATGGCGGCACCGACAGCAGTAACGGCGCCCTCAGTAACGCCAAGCCAGGTGGCGGTGTTCTCGTCGATGCCCTCTTCCATGGCCGTACGCTTGCGCGAGTAACCGGCAGGTCCACCAGCAGCGGCAGCGGCACCCACAGGCCCTGCCAGCACAGCGCCCGCCACCGTGCGCGGCAGGATAGCGGCAGCCTCGCCGATGATCTGGCCGGCCATGCCAACCTCTGTTGGGTCTGGCCGGTACTCCTTGGCCATTTCTCCGACGCCGACGCCCAGCGTTTCCTGGCTGGATTCCTCGGCGCTGGTGACGTTGGGCTTCCCGCCGAATTTCGGCTCGGGCAGTAAAAGGCTGGCAGCAGCATCAAGCCCGCCTTGCCATACCGAACTGAGCCCGGACTCAATCGCGGTACCGGCCTCGATCCCGCCGCGCAGCAGGTTCGGGCCGACCACATCCAGGGCGCCAGTAAAGAAGCCAGGCTTAAGTTTTTCAGCCGTACGCCCAAGGCGCTGATCCTGACTGCGCGCCTCGCCTTCCTCGATCATTCCATCTAGCCAGCTCATTTGACGATCACCATCATTGGTTGCTTGGTGTCCGGGTCGATCTGCACCCGGCCAGCGTTCATCAGGTAATACGAACCTTCCTTGCCCGGTACCGGCGATAACGGCATGTCCTCCAGCTGGCTGACCGGAATCTTGCTGTTCTTGGCCATGCCTTCGATCTGCATATCCACGGACTTGTTGAAGTCGTCGTCGTTCATGTTGTAGGGCTTGATCACCCTGGCGCCGGCGCGCTCGGCAACGCCGCCCGTAGCCATGTCAAACGCGGCCTGCGACGTCTTGCTGTCGAGGTCATCACCTTCGTCATACTTCAAGCCTTTCGCCGCAGCGGTACCCGCGTACAGGGACTTGAATGCCAGATAGGCCTGTTCGCGCTGCGGTGTTCCTGGCAGCAGGGACGCGCCTGCATGCTCATCGAATGATTCGCGAAAGAACTTGTCCTTGGGCAGCGGCACCGACTTGTCGCTCAGCACCTTAGCGCCAGCCAGCAGCGTCCGGGGAACGTCAGTGCCATCAACCCCTTTGAGCCCACGGAACTGGGCCATGCCTGCCAGGGTGACAATCGGGTCATCGCCAACCAGCGGCTTGATGGCTGCGGCATAGTCGGCGCCGGATGGCGAGGATCCAGCGATGGCACCGAAGAGCTGCAGCTTTGTGCTGTCGTCGGCCTGTTTGATCAGCGCGGTCAACATGGTCGCCTCTTCAGGCTTCCAGGGGTTGCGGGCAACATCAGGTCCGTAGGCCTTGCGCACCGAGTTGACCACGTCGAAGCGTTCAGCAACCTGTTCGCCAAGCCTTTGCTGCCCCTCAGTGCTGGTGATGCCAGAAACGTCGAGCGGCGCCACATCGGCACCGGTTCGCATTGCGTTGAAGGTGAGCGGGTTTTCCCGCATCAGCTTGGTGTTGTTGGTCACGGCTGTCTGCAATCGGTCGAGATTGGCCTGCTGGGTGACGCTCGCACCATTCGCCTGCATCTGCTGGCGCTGCTGATCAATGAACTGCTGGGCAACTGCTGGCGGCTGGCGAAGCAAGCTCTGCACCTGCGTCATTTCCTGCATACGGCTGTTGAATTCGCCGGCGGCGGACGTGCCCGAAACACCGGCCTTCCATCGCTGCTGGTCGGCTGGTGTTGGAGGGACGCCCGTCGCGGCCTGCCGGTCCATCTGGGTGAGGATGCGCTCAGCCTTCATTTCCCGCATTTCAGACTGGCGCTGCTGGTGCTCCTGCACCTGGAAGATTCGACCGGTCACCGTGTTCAGCAGTTGGTTGCGCTTCTCCGGGTCCAGCTTCTTGGCATAGAAACCGTCCTCGGCAGTCAGGTCATGCTCAACTTGCTTCAGCGCGCCCAGGCTTTCCCGGGATTCGATTACCCGCTGGGTGGCGTGTGTGGTCCAGTTGCCGTCCTTGAACTCCTGTTTCTTGCTGGTCCATGCCTCGCCAAACGCCAGGTGCCCGGCGGTGTCGATGTCCTCGGCATCCATGCGGGCATTGATCTGCTCGACGTTCGCCCCGGGCATGGCCGCATCCTTGCCAAGCATGTCCATGCGTGAGGTCAGATCGCTTTGAGCCGAAAGGATCCGGCCCTTGGCGGCGGCAGCCTGCACATTGCTCAAGCCCCCCAACTGAATGCGCTTGAGCGAGTTTCCGATTTCACCCTGCTGTGCCTGGTCCAAGCCCGGGGTCTGGATCGGATCAAGCTTGCCCACCGCCGCCGTGTATGCCTCTTCGGACTTGTCGTAGCTCAGCTTGCCAGTGCGGATCTGTTCATCCAGGTCCGTGGCAATGGTCTTGATTTGCGCTTCACGGTCGATCAGCGCGTTGCTGGCTTTAACACGCGCAAGCGCTTGATTTTCCTTGTTTATATTGTCCAGAACACCAAGCGCGGCGTTTTGCACGGTGCTTGCTGCCTGTTGCGCGGCCTGGGCCTCACCACGATTATCCACGGTGATGACGCGGCTCTGTGGCGCTTCGGGTACAGCGCGGGCCTGCGCGAAGTTGCCCAATGGAATCTGCATTATCCTGCCCCCCCCACTTTGCTTGCCGTACCGTTCGTGCCAGCAGCCGAAGCTTTCCAGGACATGCCCGCCTGGGCGCCTGCCGACAGAACGGTGCTGATGGATTGCGAGTTAGCCGCGCCGCGCGCCTGGGTGCCCGCCAGGCTGTAATTGCTGGCGTCGGCGTAGCCACGGGCTTTCTGGTTTTGCCCGTTGAAGATGGTCAGTGCCGCGTCTTCCTCGGCATTGCCAATGATTTCCTCGTTGATGTTGATAGCGGTCCCTGCACCGGTCTCTACACCCGAGGCCGCCAGCGCGGCATTGGCCTCGCTGGCCTGGTTACGCGCCAGACGGCGAATACGATCAGCCTGCACCACGGCTGCACTGGCGGCTGTATCGGCATCGGCCTGGGCCTGGTCGGCCTGGGCGTTGGCATTGAGCTGAGCTTGCTTGCCCGATTGCTGGGTGGAATACACCGAGTACACGGTGGCCGCCGCCATTGCCGCATAAGCGGCCATCCCCACTGCTCCTACTGCCATGTCAGATCTCCATCATCAAAAGCGGGCCGATGTTGCGGAAGCCCTGTGACTGGTAAAGCTCGGCTGTTCCTTCGACGCTAACGCCGGTGCCAATCCCCATATAAATCTGCTTTGCACCCTTGATCTTTGCCCACGCCTTGAAAGCCTGAATCAGTCGAATAGCGGTGATGCCATGGCGCTTAGACGGCTCAATGAATAGCGTGTAGTCATATGCGATCAGGTCGGTGCTGAACCATTGATCAATGACTCCAGCAACCAGCCCCCCTACAACTTCCCCACGGATCTCAGCGACGAACGCAACACCTTGCTGCCCGTTGATCAGCTCATGCAGGAAGGCGGCCGACTTGTCGGGGCAGAAGTTCATGGTCGAGTAGCTGCTGGTAGCGTGCAGCAGGGTTCCCAGCTCGATCAGCCGGGGAACATCGGAGTGCTTGGCGGGCCTGATCATGGGAGCCTCAGTCGTTGATTGTGATTTTTTTAATGACATTGAGCAGGTGAAACGACAAAGGCTGGTCCTGCATGATCTCCAGCGTTGCCTCGCCGCGCTCCCACCCCAGGTTCTCTAGGCGCTTGACGCCCACGAAGTTATCCGGCGGCTGATCCAGCACCCCGGAGCCGAGGTTTCGGAAGCTGATGGTTTGGGCGAGCCCCTTCCCTTTCACCTTGCAGCCAGTGGTATCAAGGAATCGCAGCGACACCTCGCCAATACGCATGCTGTTGCCCTGTGAGCTACCAGTGTTACCGGCTGCCTCGGGGGTCAGGGTCTTGATCAGGGTCTTGAAGTTCAGACCGATCGATGTCTCTTTGGCGTCGCGCGGGATTGTTACCTGCCCACCCACCACCTGCTGCTGCTGCATCACAACGCCGTCGGCGACGATGTCGACCATCTTCCCTTCCAGGTGCGACAACCCGCCCCACACGGCCTTACCGGTGGCGTCGGTGGCATTCACGCCGGAATCCACGCGCACACCGGCTGTAAACCGCTCGATGTAGCGCACGTTCTGACCGTTGATGGTGCGGCGCACCAGCACCCACACCTGATCGCCTGACGTGGAAGGAATCGCCGCAGCCGACTCGTATGCACCATCTGTGATCTGGCGGGCCCAGCCGATCACGTCCTGATCCCGGTCTACGGTCATAGTCGCCATGACGCCATCGGCCCTGACCATGTACAGGATCGATTCAGGCTCCTGCTGGTAGGCCATGTCGACGATGCCGGACTTGGTTGCATGCTCGGCCAGCACGGACATATCCGGCGATCCGAAGGTGTCAGAGTCGTACTTGTAGGCCATGGCACGCAGCTTGCGGCCGGCGCGCTGGATAAAATACAGCTCGTTGCCGATACGTACCGGGCGCACCTTGTTGCAGCCGTACACCGACGGGTTCTTGGCGCGAATGTTGGTCGGCGTGATTGCCTTTTCGACACCGCCGCTCACGGTGAACTCGCCGCCGTAGGTCAGTGGGATCAGGGCATTGATCTGGCCGATGTGGAGAATCGGATTGATCTGGTCAGACGACAGGTTGTACGAGATGGCGTCATCGTCCTTGGTGCCCAGTTCGAAGTTCAGGTACTCGCCAGTGCGGGACTCCCAGATGGTTTGCGGGAAGTTCGGCGAGCCGCCCAGAGCAAGACGCTGTTCGTACAGGGTGCCGGTGCCTGGATAGCCGTCGATGTCGTTCCAGACAGACGCCTCAAGCGACCAGGCGTTGGCCGGTGATGCAACTGCGGATGTCGGGGCAGACCGGATGATCCCCGAAGCCGCTGTAGGGCTTGTATAGGTCACAACCTCAAGCAGCCCGCCGTTGATCTTGACGAACTTGCCCACGTCGGTGGCGCGCCAGCCAGCGGCGCCCAGCGTCATGCTGACGGATGCCCCCACGGGAGTGGCGGCGCTCAGCGTGTTGGTGGTCTGCGGCGAGCCCTTCAACGACCAAGTAGGCCGGGTTGTCGCGCTGAATGCGTTGGTGACCTCGACGGTTGCCACGGTTGCGCTGGTCACCGCCGTGATCTTGGCCACGCCACCGCCGGACCAGATCTCGCGCCCAACGTCAGCGGCAAGGAATGCAGCTTCGGACGCCGTGACGGTACGCCCGGTGCCCACCGCCGGGTTGTCGATGGTGATCGCGGTCAGGAAGTCGATGCCCTTCTCGTCGAACGGCTTGGTCACGAACGGGGCCGGGGCCAGGCTCCACTCGGTATTGGTGATACGCCGCAGGCGGTAGACGGGCACTGTGTTGCAGAAGATGAACATGGTGTCGGCGCCCTGCACATAATCCAGGCGGTCGAGGATCGTGTGGGCGTACGGACTGGGCAGCTCGATCCCGCTGTAGGTGCCGTCGGCAAAGTGGATGCGCACGTACAGATCACCCATTTCAATCATGTACGCCTGGGCCGCGTTGAACACGTACGGCACGAGGCGGCAGTTCTTATCCGGGTACTTGGCAGGGGAACACATCAGCGTGCCATCGCGGCGCACACAGCCGCCGTGGATGACGGGCCAGGCGTTCTGGATGATCTCTGCGCCGTTCTGATACCGGGCAATGTCAACTCGCCCCAGCATGCGGGGGGAAACCTCCCCGGCAGTGAAGTTCGTTTGGTTCAGCGTCAGGCGAGGCATTACCAGTAACTCCCGAAGCGCGCGGCGTACAGTCGTTCATCGCCCAGGGTCTGCGGCGGATCTTCCTGGCCATCGACGGAGCGGGCGCGGCGCAAAGATGTCTCCAGCTTCTGCTCCATGGTTTGCTGCATCGAGGCCGATTGCGTCACCGGGTAAGCCATCGCGGCGGCCATGGCCAGGGTGACCAGCTTCACCAAGTGAGCATCCCAGGTGTTCTCTACCTCGTTGCGGAACACGTAGCGCAACTCAAGCACCGTGGTGTTCGCCTGGATCGTACGGCCCTCGACCAAGTAATCGATCTGGCAACCATTGGCACCAACCTCCAGCACCCGCGAGAAGTCAGCCGGAAGCTCAAAGGACTGGGAGTAACCAAACGCAGGGGCAACAGCATCAGGCGCCAGCACAGCGCGTTTGACGCAGCAATTCCACGGATGGGCGCGCAGCATGTCATCACGGACGGTCGGGTACAGGTTCGCGCACAGCTTCGCCCGGTCAAGGTTCTCCTGATCGGCAAAGTCGTTGATGGTCTGAGCCCCAAGCATCAGCAGCGCGTTGGAGCAGATCGATACACCTGTGGCCATTGTCATCCCAACCTCCAGATAAAAAGACCGGGGCACACGGCCCCGGTAAATTGTTGCCGTCCATGGCGGCCCGTGAAATCAGTTCTGGCCGGCGTAGAAGGCCACCAAGGTCAGCACCTGGCC